ATACATCTTATGCTGTACCGTATTGTATGGGTCAATGATTAGAGAACGTATGCCCTTAGTTCTAACCAGAAACTTTGCTCTTTCAAATATCGAGTCTAAGTTAAAGTTCTTTCTAGGATAGATTAAGAAAAAATGCCTACGAACAAAGTTGATTGCCTCAAAATATTCATCTTTAGTCATCTGGTTATTCTGATAGTATGGGTCGGCACTCTTTCCAATATACATCTCTACAATGTCATTAAAAAAGTCTTTCATCGGCATATTCTCAGGACTAAATACACCAAACTTCCATCCATCGTGAAATGCCTTAATTGTGGATAATTGGTTTAAGAATAGTGATTTACCCTCATTCTGATACCCTGTCCAAATATTAACCTCTCCCATTCTCCAAGTCCACGCTTTATCTACATCGGGAACATAGGTTGTAGTACCTCTTTCCTGCCCATTAACAAAACCATCCATCATAGATTCAACAACATCATCAACTTCAAAGACACCCTCTACTTTAGGCGCATTAGCTATTTTAATGCGTTCTAAGAGACTTTCTTTGCCCTCTTGTAGTAACACCTCATTTGCATCCTTAAATGGCTTAAAATCGACTATTCTACATTTATCAGCACCAAAACGTCTAATCAACTCTTGTTCTAAGTTCCTGCCGTTGTCGTCATTATCTGTGGCAATATATATAGTTTTTGCCTCATCAAAGACATCGTAACAAGTAGTTAGGCACTCTAGTTTCTTATCAATACTCTTGTCGCCAACATTAGGCGCACCCATATTAACAGAGGTGTGTGCGTTAAACCCTGCTACTTCCCAACTAAGAGAATCAAACTCTCCCTCGCATATAACGATTCTATCTTTACCCTTAACACCATCGTAATTGTAGATGATTGGTTGAGCATCCTTTGCCTGAGTAAAAAACTTACCGTCAATACCTCTTGTTTTGTAATTTACAAGTTCTCCATCCTTGAAATAAGGGAACACTACACTTCGGTTATCCTTAGATGAAATAATTTTGTTTCTGTCTATAACCTCGTTAGTAATACCTCTATCGTTGAGGAACTTACGCCCCTTGTCTGTTAAAGTTTTTAAGGTTGACTTCGATGGTTGTTTATATACTATGCTCATTTTTTCTGTTTTCTTTACTGTTCCACTATAACCGCACTTATGGCAATTAAAAATGCCCTCAGACAAGTTTAAAGACATGCAGTTGTCTTTCCAATTCTCTTTGCCTAGAGATTTACATTTTGGGCATTTAACCTTTTGCTGGGCATTACCACCCTTTGGTTCTATGCCAATGTTAATAAATTCTTGTGCAAACATTTTGTATTCTCGTTTTTATTTTGTTTTTTTTATAATTATATAACATGTATCGTATTATAACATGTATCGTATTATAACATGTTTGTTAAAGTTATATAATATGATTCATATTATAATTCTTTATATAACATGTATCGTATCGTAACATGTTATTGCTTAAACTGAGGGTTAACAAATATTTTTCTTTGCTTACCATCAGAACCGATACTTCTCGTTTCTCTTCTTATACAGGCACTCTCTTCTAACTTATTTAGTATTCTGTACATAGTCCTGTCTGTTATAGACAAAACATCGCACAAGTGCTTGTTTGTTGCAAAGCAATAACCCTTATCCAAAGACAAAGACTTTATATAAGAAAATACTGCTTTTTCGGCAAAGGTTAATTTACTTAAACCCTGCATATCTACTTTAACGTAATTAGTTTTCATGGCTAAAAAAAGGGGTCTTTCGACCCCCTCTGTTATTTAGAACGGAAAGTCCTCATCGACTTTAACTGGTTCTTGTTTTGGCTTATTGTTTGAAGTTGGTTGCCACTCATCAATGTAAACACTGTGGGTTTTACCATATTGGTCTGCCTCTTTCTTTTTAGAGACTCCCAATCTTAGATAACGCTCTCCGTTATACTCATTCCAAAAGTCCTTGACTTTAGATTCTGCTATAGAGATGTTTACAATCTCTAATCCATTAGGTGCTTGACGACCTGTTCCTACATATTTCTTTTCGTTCATAATTTACTTATTTAATAATTGTTCTACTTTTTTACTCACTTTATACTTTTCTCTAATTTGAGACATAGTAAATCCACCAGTTAAGGCTTCTTTTACCCTGTCGAACTTAATGCCCGACTCAGGTAGCCACTCTAGTTCCTTTGAGGGTTTACCATCGTGTGTGTTTGTACTATCGGCATCCTTAGTATCATCTATTAAGAACAGTCCGTTTAGGGCATATTTTCTGGCGTAAGATGAACTACTACCAAAACATTGTGCCACATCCATACCCTTTTTACTAGGGTCTATTCCAGCTTGCGCTGAAACCTCAATAACACCATCTATGTTCTTGAATTGCGCTGTTGCTTCTACATAAGACAATCCATTATCTAGTTCTATAACCTTATCAGAAATAGTTAAGACAACTTTATGTTCAACGAGTAGAGGTTTTACTGCTTCAAGTATATCCTCACAATTTCGGTACTTATACTTTCCGAAATTATTAAATTGACTTTTAGGTGCTTTCAGTCTCCCCTGAATATCCACCAGCTTTTCATATAGATTCATGTGGCAAATATACAAGTTCCAACTGACATTACAAAATTAAATCGAAATTATTGAAATTATCTTTGTATTTATTATTGAGACATAACCTGTAAGCACGTTGCCCAGTATTGTTCAATATAAAGAATCCTTTATGCTCATCGTGCCATACAGCGAAGAAATCAACATCACTTATTGAATAGTAACCTTTACCATTTTTTATTTCAATCTGGGGTGTCTTTTGCTTTTCTGAGGTGTATCTATTGGCACACATAAATTTAACCTGAACCTTATGTAGCTTGTTATTCTTCTCTAATATACAATCATAAGTGGAGGCATCTAAAAGAGGCATAGATACATTAAATCCATTTTCTATTGCCATAGTAGCGAACTTGTACTCTGCAAAGCAACCTTTCTGATTTATGTTCATGCTACTAATATACAAAAAAAGAGGCTGCTAAAAAAACAACCTCTCCTTAAATATAGAAAAACAAAATAAAAATCAAATGAAAACAGGTCATACCCGAATACATTACAAATATACCCTATTAAATTTAAAGGGGTATTAGATTCACAGAAAAGTTATTAACGACCTTGCCCCCTGTATTTTTTCTTCCAACCCTTTTGACCTACAGAAGCATTTTTTGAATGAACGTTTGGTCTCTTGGCTCTAGAGCTTGGCGTATATGCGTTAATTATCTTCTTTGCCATTTTTCTTATTCTTTTCCCAAGTTCTTCCAACAAAATACGCACCATAGACAGTAATGAGTAATGTTTGAAAAATAGGGATATATTCTTTCTGTATGCTGAACTGTCCAATGTTTCCATCGGTAAATGCCAATAAGGTAAACATGACTGTAAGAAATACCATAGTAAGCGGTCTAATATTCTTTGACAAAAAGCTATCGCTCTGCATATCATACTTCCATCGGTCTGTAACTTGCTGTTGGGCATCTTTATCAGCTTCTTCTAATATCTCTTGAATACGTTGCTTTGCTTGTAAGCGTTCTTCATCGCTAGTGTGGAGGTTATCGACTACTTTACCAATATCCTTTATTAAACCGCCTGTAATTAGTTGTAGTATCTTTTTCATCAGTAAGTCCAGATTACATTAGGACTCTTGTCCTTATCTATATCAATGTGTATGAAGTTATCGGCAATACCTATTCGATTTATGCCAACCTCTTGAATTGCGTTAATAAGTTTAAACCGCATCCTAGAGTTTCTAATGGCAATATCTACAGCCAAACCTTTTAAATGGCTACTACCGCCATTACCATTCTCATCAGGCATCTTACCACCAACAGCCTCGTTATGTTGTGGTGTTCTGTAACCAGATGTTATTATAAGTGGTTCTCCAACAATCTCTCTAATATCATCAAGCATAGATAAGAATGCTTTATCCATCATTTGCCCTGAACCCTGAACGTCTGGACTATCAAACTCGCTATGATTAAAGTACTTCATTTATGTCTATTTATCAATATTCTTATTTGCTCTAGTAGTTCTTCTCTTGTTACTTTCAGTTTAAAGCTAATATCAGCACCCCATTGACTTATAGGCTTATTGTCTTTGTATAAAATAACAACAGGAACAGCTTTTATATTATTTTGCAAACCCTTAGGTTGCTCGCTTAGATAACCATAAATAACATTAGCACCCTCTATTCTTAAAGGCAAATCAACTTTATTGCGCTCGTTCCATTCTGCGTTAATCTGTACTACCGTAAAAGATTGTGCAAAGACAAAGTTAGAAAACAATAAAGCTACTAATAGTTTCATTTTTTTTCTATTATTTCATATAGCTTCTCATCTATCTTATCGAGTTTAGCACTATTTTCTTCAACCTTAGATTGTGTATTCATAATAGTTTCTCGTATAAGTTGGTCTTTAAGGTCATACTCTGTCCTGCTGATTGTAGGTTTAGGGAGTTCCTTAGCGACTTCAATTTCTGCTTTTAAGGCAAAGTACATAGCAGCCAAAGAAACTGCTCCTGCAACTACCATTCCAATAGTTTTTAAATCTAGTGTTACCTTTGTTCCCTCGCTTACTTCTGTTGGCATTTTCTAATTATTAAAAGTTTCTACCTAAAAATGTGTGTGCTCCGTTACCCTCTACTGTTATTTCGTATGATGCCCAACCATAAGGACTTTTATCTAAACCATCCCAAAGAACATCAACACTATATTTATTTGAATATATAGGTGCTACTACTTCATCTCCGTTCTCATCATATTCAGGAGTATTAGTAACAATATATCCAAGTTTTACAATAGTGTGGTTACCATCTAAATAGCTTTCGCCATCTACTTCTGTATGTGGTAGAGCAGCTATTTTTGTTTCAGCTTGTTCTTGGCTGTCAAATTCGTACTTCTTAAATAGTTTCATTAGCTTGTAATTTGTATTAGTTCACTATCAGATAGCTCTTCGTTAAACAACATAAATTGGTCGCAACTATTTCTTTTACCTGTATCAGAGCTGTCTCTTAATTGAGCCATAAGAACACTATCAGGTGTATTTGTTCCTATATATGGTACAGATGTTAAACTTGTACTGTCAAGCACTTCTGTTCCATTTATGTATATCTTGGCAGCAGTTGCAGATATAAAACATACAGCTATTTTATATGTAGTGTCTTTATCACTTGAAAATAAAATGAAATGGCTTGTGTCGCTGTCGTTTCTTCTTCTTAATGTTAATTGAGTTGTGCTATAAAAGTTTAATGCAAAAAAACAATTAAACGCACCTGTTGCAACAAGTGAAAATGGTACTTGTGATGTAAAACCACTACCATCATAATCATCTATTTTTCCTTGCCAAAATGCAGTAAAAGGATAGTCAGTAGGCATATCAGAAAAGTTTAACTTTTTACAGCCATCTACCGTTCTTGTAATATCAGTTCCTGTTGAATTAGGTATTAAACTTGTAGCATAGCTTCCTGCTTCTACTTGAAAACCCCATACATATATTTCATCGCCACTTGTAGCAAGTGCCATACCATAACGTATGTTAGTAGAAGTGGATGTAACAGTCAAACTTACTCTAGTCCATTCATCAGTAACAGTAACAGCCGTATTAGTATTTTCTACTGCTCTTAAATAAACCGTACCCGTACCTGTTTTTCTCTTTACATAAGCACTTACGGTATATTCTACACCACTACTACTTGTTTTTATTTTTTGAAACTGACCATCAGCAGCCGTTGCTGCAAAAGTAGATGCTTCATTACTTCCATCAGGTGCTGCATGGCTATTTGTTGTTAAAGTACCATTAGTTAAACCATATCCATTTGCAGAAGATATAGCATTAGTGTAATGAGCTAATTGTGTCCTTGTAGGCTCTAAAAGTAGATGTGGGTCTTGTGGATTGTCAAAGTCGTAATTTAACCTTGCTTGGTTTGCTGCTGTACTTTCTATAAGACCATTGCTATTTACTCGTGTGGCATCTGCATCTGCTGATACTGTGAAATCTCCATCTCCATCAGCAGGTATTACTAAATACAGTTTAGCACCACTTGCTTTATATCCGCTTGGTATCTGTACTAAAGTTGCTTTATCGTATATACTCATAATACTGTATTGTTTATTGTGTGTACCATATTGCCTTGCGCCTCAACAGTACCGCTATCGTCTAACACTCTTTTTCTATAATCGTTTGCATCTCCTGCTATATTCAAAAACGGATATTCGCCTACCCAACTAGAGCTATATATCTTTCCGAAACCTATTGCGTTTATCGCTGCCCCCCAATTTTTTGCCATGTGTATCTTTGTTACTTAAATAATACTTTAATTTTATTTCGTTATGTTTCTTTGGTTTGTATTTGCTTACAGCATCCATCCGTTAAATAAAGCGTTTGTGTCTGGGTTAATATCTTCGTTATTACTAGAGTAGTATTCTGGAAACTTACTTGGAGCATTAAAACTCAAATAGTCAATAAGTCTCTGAGTATAATACTCGGCATAATCCCTTTCTTTTGCTATAAGAGAATCCACCTCTTCTTTGCCAGCTATTGAACTGTTTTCAGAACTGTGCTTAAATACGCCTCCATTGGCAATCGTATATGCAGCAAATGGAAGATACTCAACCATAGCATAATGTATTAACGCTGGTTGAATGTAGTCATTTACAAGGTCTAAATAATCTCCAGACAATGAACTTGATACTATGTCAGCACTAATCTTATCATACAAATCAGTTCCTAGATAGTTCTGAATGTGTATCTCTTGAGCAATCTTAATAAACTGAATAAACTTATCGGTGTCAATCGAACCGCTTAATGCAGTGTTTTTTATCAAATCTCTTCTTCTTATAAATATTGCTGTTGCCATTATTCTACATTTTCGATTTGTTCCTCAACTTTTTCTTTAACCTCTTCCTCTATGTCTTTTTTAACGCCAGTTTCTTTTTCTATCTCAGCCTCGCTGATGGCATTAGTCAAATCAGTAAATTCAAGAGGTTGTAGCGTCTTAAAATATATATCCAAGTCCAACCCATTGTATTCCAATATCTTCTCTAATTCATCAAGTATGGTAACTTGCATTGGTCTGATAACTGTGTTATCCATAAGTACAGATGCCGTCTGTAGTTCCTCAGCATTGTTTCCTAGACCAGAAGTGTCTTTAATGCCAACAAGCATAGGAGATACAATTCGGTGTGATACCATTACTTTACGCATACTTTCATCAGATAAGAACTGATACTGTTGATGAGCGTCTGAAAGCTGAACTGGCTCTATGCTAGCAGCCAATTCCTTGCTATCGTTAAATGCCAATATAAACCTACCAGCATTGGAACTACCGCTAAATTTATCTAAAATACTTCTTTCAATAGCATCCCTTTGTTCTGGGTCTGGAGTACCATTGTTAAAGTTAATAAGCATACTTGGAGATAGTCCGTTCTGTATGTTGTTTATATGATAGTTTGCAATCTCTTCTTCCAATTCAGCATACTGCAATCCTCCCTGATAGTCAACAGGAGAGTAATATTTGTATCCAGCACGATATGGCTTTATGTATAAAATCTCAATAGATTGATTAGAGAATCCGAAAGCTGGTATTCTGCTTAACTTATCTCCACTTGTGGCTTCTGCCCAATTAGAATGGTAGTAATATGCCTCTATTTCGCCTTTAGAGTTGCATTTCTCGGCTCTTAGCGTCTCTACTGGTATATGCTCTACCTGAGCAATTTTAGTGCGGTCTTTGGTGTATATTACTTGCAAAGAGGCTTGACCCATCATTTTAAAGTCGTGGCATATCCTTTTGACTACATCTTTCTTTAATAGAGAACTCATTTCTTCGTAATCAGACTCTTTCTCTTTACTATCAGTAGCGTCCAAACCTCTTCCGTATATCATTTCGGAGATGCCGTTGATTGCAGCATTGTTTGTTGGGCTTCCGTTATACCTATCTATTAGATATGTGAAATAATCATTATCATCGCCATAGGCAATAAAATCATCTTTGTAATATTCCTTTAATTCTGGCTTAGTATATGATTTAAGCTGTAGAAATGTAGGTACGTTTATACTCTTTTCTTTTTTATCCATTATTGGTCTTTTCTTGGCATAATGCCTTACTTTTCTTGCCATGTTATCCTCCTTGTCCTAATACTAATGTTGTGTTAGCTTGTCCATCACTTAAACTATCTGCTCCAGTTGTTGCATCCCCTAAATCGCTCCACTCAACATAAACATCAGCACCCATAGGTTCTGTTGGAGATATGATTAAAGCTCCATCAACTCCGTTTAAGTTGTATGATGCACATATTACACCTCCGTATCCAGCAACTCCATAATTGGCATCGCCATCCACTCCAGCTTCAAACCTAAATGGTCTGACTCTAAACTTGTAATATAATTCATAAACTCCGTTACAATTTGTTTCAGATAAGAAGCAGTTTTCTGCAATAACCTTATCTTGTATTTGAATGGCATTCTCATAAACTCTTGTTTGGTACAAGAACGCTTTAGTTGGGAACTGTTCGCTCTCTGTAGATGTCCAATACAATCTATTGGTTTGAACGGGTCCAGTAGGAGCTGATTCTATTGTAGGTGTGTATATTTGGTCGAACCCATAATCACTCAATGCGTCATTTACAATATTCAAGTTTGGAACTACCGCATCGGCTTCATCGTAAGAAAGTAGATACCAGTCGCTATATTCAGTTTCAACATCTTCCGAATCGGTTATGGCTATAGAGTACAGGTCGCATATTTTAAATGCGGAAGTTAATGCAGCCATTTCAGCTTCATCATAAAGAATCCTAACAGTACCTCCATCACCACCGCCAGCAGCCGACCTTTCTCCAACTAATACAAATTCATTGTCAAACGTAGATTCAATTATATAATCATCTTTAGATACATCATATTTCTCTAGTTCTACTTGGTCTGTGACATAAACCATTCCCCTATATATCTCTTCAACACTATCTTTAACCACAATACTGTAATATGCGTTATTTATAAGTCCGTCAAACGCATAGGATATAGTTGTAATCCTTGTATCTGGATTATAGTTATGATTAACAATATGGATGTCTGTTCTTCTCTCAGACTTACTGGTTATTTCCAATGTACAAGAGCCACTTAATACTGGTTTCCTTGAGTAAAACAGTATGTCTTGAGAACTCTGTGTATTTTGTAATATGTGCATACTAAAGTAATAACAATAACTTTATTTGTTTCAAAGATACAAAAAAAGGGGCAATAAATGCCCCCTTTAGATTCATACCCATATTGAATTTATACGGGGTCTCTTTGAGTTCCCTCAGTAGCAGTAGCACTTGTCATACCTGCAAATGGGTCGGTATCAGTAGCACCATCAATGAATGACGGCATACGAATTTCATTTGCAGTTAATGTAAGTGTATATCCATTTAGGTCTCCCATAGCAGTACCAGTTACAGCAGTACCGCCAGTTACATCAGCACCATTTTCAGCACCAACCAATAAGAACTTATCATCAAATGTTTGAACGATAACGTGCGGTCTACCATACGCCAAAAATTTCAATTCTTTGTTGTCTTCTTTAGTTAGCTTAAACAGTGTTATATTTACAACTTGCTCAAAGAATGTTGTTCCATTCTCCATTGAAGATGTAATATTTGTTTCAAGAGAAGAGTTACCTTTAACGTCATAGGTGTAATAAGTAAAAGTTCCATCCATGTCTGTAATTTCATCGTCAGAGCCGAATGAAATTCCACCCAAATCCCCAAAATCAACAAAATGAATTTTCTTAATGCCACCTACAGCATCTTTACAAGGTCTTAATCTTCCTGTACTTAAATCACAAGCCATTATCTATTTTTTTTAGTAAAAGGGGCAGGTTTTAACTACCCCTTTCGATTAAACAATTATTATGCTAAAGTAAGGAGGGCAAGGTCAGAACCAATACCGTACTGTACACCAGCAGTAAAGCGCATTACAACTCTTACGTTTTGTGAGCCGTCAATGTCTTGCATGTCAATAACTTTTACTTCGTTATGGTCGGAAACTAGACCAGTTCCAAAGAATAAGTTAGAAGCCTCTCCAGCTACGATGTGGTCGCTTGGAAGTCCAGGAGTTAGCTGTAGCTTGATTCCCTCAAAGCTAAGAGCGTTACCCATGTTATACCATTGTTGACCTTTAGCATCTGTACCAGCAGCACCTTGTCCACCAGAAGCAAATCCACCTAATGCACGTACATAGGCTTGGTGAGCAACAGTAGGAACATAGATAGTCAAATCTTCTTTGCCATAAACAGCAGATGGAAGAGCGTCAACTACGTTTCCAAGTAGAGATACAATGTTAGAAGAGCTAAAAGATGTTTCAGAGTCATTTGCAGCATCGTTTACATCTCCATCAGCAGCCATAAGAACTGTAAGACCATCAAACTCACCAGCGTTGGCATTTACACCACCCCAGATATTTTGTTCAGTTTTTTCAGCTACTTT